GTTCAGAATCTCGAAGAACAATCCCGCATCCAGAACAACCACAGGGTCTTTTCTGGACCGTTTCATGACCAGGAGCCAATAGGTGCCGGGCAAGCGGTTTTTTTGTGCCTGCTCGATCCATTCTGGAACGGACCATTTTTCTTGCCATTTGCACTCCACTGAGAATGGGAATTCACGAAGAACAGCTGATTCCATCCGAACGTCCACCCCGGCCTGACCCATAGGCCGGGACTCGATTGGCTGATCTTTCCCCCAGGGGTAGCCGGTCAACTCCGAAATCTTCCGGCACACCCACTTCTGGAGTTCTCGGCCTTTCGCCTTGGCAGACTGGGGTTTGATCCGTTTTTTCTTACCGCCGCTTGGGTTTGCGCTTTTGCTCAAATTGGTCTTCGATCTCTTCCCAGAGTTCGATGGTTTCGTCCTTGAGATCCTCTTCAAGTTCGTAGTCCTCCACCAATCGGATTGCTTCTTCCAGGGAATTGGACAACTTCTCGTCGCCGACCATATAGACGCTGGTTTTCCGGATGGATTTAACGAATTTCAGGTTGGCACGGATGTCGTCAATCCCATAGTCGAATAGGATGTATATGGGAGCGGATCGGTAGGGTTTCCAGACGGAAGATTTGAACACCTCAATCTCAGTTTCGATCCCGACCACTCTGGCTATCTCCTTACCCTTTACCCGGACCTTGCGTTTGATTTTGGAGCCGCTGGAAAACCGGAGCCGGAGGGATGAATAAAACCCGATGGCTTCCCCTCCTGGACTTTTGTATTTCTGGCCATACGGACCGGCATCCAGGTTCTGGCGGACTTGATTGGAACAGACGAGAAGAAGGTTCTTTTTCACCAGTTCCCGGCAGGTCAGGCGACACTGCTCGCTGAACTCCTTGGCCCGCCGCATACCGTATTGGTCTTTCCCCTCCTCTTCCCATTCGGTGGTAAGGGCAGCCAGGGAGTCTGCGAAGATGCCGTGAATCACCCCCTCCGGCTCCGGGTCCCATTTGCGGATAGGTTCAAAAACTTCCGTGACAGTGGACGGGGTGTCGTATTCGATCTCATCCACGTCCAAATCGAACAGCCGGGCGAACCGTCGATTTAACCGGGCCTCCGGGTCCCGGAACATGACCTGCCCGCCTTGGCGCTTCACCGCGCCGGCGATTTCGCAGAGCAGAACGGTCTTGCCAGCTCCGGACGGTCCAAAAGCCTCCACCATAATCCCGCCGGGAATCCCGCCGCCCCGAACCCGACCGCCGGATATGGCCAGGTCCAAAAGGGTAGAGCCGGTGGAGATCATGGTCTCCGTGTTGCCGTCGTATTTCTGCTTTTTCTCTGCGGGTTTCTTCGCGTGCGCGGCCACTTGCTCGCTCAGTTTTCTGGTCCTCTTCATTTCCACGCCCCTATCTGCCGAATGATGCTCTCGATGTCCTTTTCGTTCACCTTCCGCTTCCGCAAACGCTCGGCAGCTTCTTCTCGGTATTCCGCCAGAGTTTGTTTGGTTCCGGCCGCCCTTCGTCGGCTCCATTCTTGGGATGCGCGTTGGGCAAGTTCACGGATCATCCTGTCGCGAGGTGGGATCGGTAGCCGGTTGAGAAGCGTGGTTACGATGGCTGCCCGTGTAGTGCTCTGCCGTACCGCATACAGGCTCAGCAAATCAGCGAATGGTCGGGGGACGTAGCCCCCGACCAATACGCTGTCGGCCTCCCGATCGTTGGTCTGGATTGCAAACGGGTTGCCGTTCTTAGGCACTTTCCTTCACCTCCACGCATTCGTCCCAGAGGTCGCACTCGTCCAGACATTCCTCGTACTCCTCGCAGTCGTCGCCGAAGACGTGACCGAAGGGACACTTGGACTCCTTCTTTTCCTCCTTGGACTTGCGACCGCGACGGGAGCGCTTGGGCTGTTCGTCCTCTTCAGGTTCCGGTTTCGGCTTCCGACGGCGAGCACGACGGGAGCGCTTGGGCTGTTCGTCTTCCTCCGGCTCCTCATCTTCTTCAGGCTCCTGCCGGGCACGCCGACGAGAACGCTTGGGCTGTTCGTCCTCTTCAGGTTCGTCGTTGTCCGGATCGTCATTGTCAGCGGCCGGATCATCCAGGTCGAAGAACAACGCCTCCAACTGCTCGTAGGTCTTGATGGTCAGAACCTCGTCCAGGTTGGGCACTTCGTCCAAGATGGAATCATCATACGGTTCGTCCCGCTCCTCAAAGTCGATCCGGCTGGTTTCGGCGAAGGTGTTCTTGCCGATCTTGCCCTCCCCAAACCGAATGCGGAGCGTCAGGCCTTCCTCCAGATCCGGGAACACGCCATAGTCCTCGTCCTCTGCCAGCTCTTCATTGAGCATCTCCTGGAAGAGGTACTGGCTGATGTCCCAGATGTGCGGTTTCTCGTCGTACTCCTTGTGATCGATGGGCACGACCACGTACAGGTTTCGCTCGGACGGTTTCAGTTCCCGCAGTTCGTCCTTGTCCGCTCCCTCCTTCATCCGCTTGGCGCGGTATTCGCAAATGGGACACTTCTTGCCGATGGAGGTGGGGCAAACTTCGCTGTCGTTGTCCGGGCCGACGTTCCGGTGGAGTTTGTAGGGTCGCTTGTACCACAGCTCTCCGGGCACTGCGATTCCCAGTTCATCATCGCGGTCCGGATGCTTGGGATCAGTCACCTCGTAGGGCAGAAAGTCCAGGCGAATCCTGGTGTTCGGTTCCTCCTTGAAGACGTTTACTCCTTTGGGCAGTCGCAGATGTCCGTACTGCGATCCACGGCTTTTCTGCCGTCTGGCATCCGCTGTGGTCTTGCCCTTAAACCGACTGGTCTTCTTCTTGCTCTTTCGTGCCATGAAGTTCCTCCTTGTCATGATTGAGTTTGTACCGTGCTACCATTCTTCCCCATTCAACACATTTGGCCAGAATGTAGGTGTAGAACGGTAGGAATACCAGCACGATGAATGCCAGTAGTATCCATTTCATTTCTTGCCTCTGCGAATGCGAACGGTCTTGTCCGCCTTTTCCTGCTTCTTCCGCTGTTCCCATTCCTTGGATAAGTCGCGGGGAACGGTCGGGCCGGCAAAGTACTGCATTCCGTGAAGCTGGACAAGATTTTCCAGGGCCTTCTTTTTGTCCTGGAGGGCAAAGACGGCGGCCTTGGCCATATCCCAATCGTGCTTGGCATCGATGACATTTTGTTTGGCCGCCTGGTACTCATCCTGGAGCAGGATGGTGTTCGCCACGACCACCTCCGTTACCTTTCCGATGTCGTACTTGTCCGGGTTGGTGCGGATGTCCTTGTCCAGCTCGGCCTTGACTACCTCCAGCCGTTCCCTGGCCCGGTTGTACTCGGCCTCCGCTTCAGCGGCCAGCCGGGAATACTTGAGCGTCAGGCGGGGTTGTTCCAGCCATTCGACGTCAAGGGCGGTTTCGTCGATTGTCACGTCCTTTTCGTAGTCCATCTTGTTCCTCCTTGTCCAAAAGGTTGACGCCCTCGCACATTGCGGTGATTCGTACCTCCATTTCACTAGAACCGGTCTCGATCAGAACCGATTCAGCATGAGGTCGAAGCGGAAACCGGTCACGTGGTAGATTTTGCTTCGCGATCGCATATTTGCTGGTCCACAGAGTCATAATGTTCCTCCGATAGTTCATCCCAACTCACCCCAAAAACGCCTCTAAAGGAAAGAAACGGCCGGGCCGGGTCCGCACAGGAGGAAGAAGTAAGGAGGTACGTCATGGTGCCAGGGCAGGCAGGTCCTGTCCCGGTCCGGCCGCCTTTCACTTATATTATACCGGCTTCGGTCTGTTTCACTTAGGGCTGTTGTCGAAGGTACTCCAGATAAGCCTGGACGAACATCGAATCTTTGTACCCGCAACTTTGGACCTCCGTGCAAATTCCGCCGCGATAAGCGCACTTGGGGACCATGTGGAAGGCCAGGTGCGGGTCAATTTGTTGAACCTTCTCCCGGATTTCCCACATGATCATTCTCGTGGGCTTTTCCGCCTGACCGCACAATCGCTTATGTGCCATGGTGATGAGATGCTCTGCGTTGAGTAACATGAAATGGTTGACCGGCGTAAGCCGATGAATGGACCGGTCGTGTTCATCCGGGTCTTCCGCCCCCTTCCAGTCGGCTCGGTTCGACCCGACCAGGTGAAACTGCCCGTTCTTCTCATGACGAACGAAGTGAACGGAGGCTTTGTTGGGAATCCCTCGCATCCATACCGCGAAGAGCTGGAGACGGATCGGGGTGTGCTCGCGCAGGTAAGCCAGCCTCAAGCCCATCTTGCTGTCGATCTCGTAGCAGAAGGACAGAACCCGGCGGAGCAGGTTCAAATCGGTGATCTTCTCAACGGTGATTTCCCACATGGATTCTCTCCTTTATTTTGCTCCTGGATAACCGCGATAGAATTGATTGAACCAGCGTTTGTACTTGTCTCTCGCTCTGTGTGCCCGTTGCTCAAAGGCAAGGATTTCTTCCGCTGTCTGGTGGTATTTTTGAGCATTTCCGTCCTCCAACACAAAAGACCGAAAGTAGAACCCGAACCGTCCTTTGAGTTCCGACAACCGTTCCAGCACCCGATAATCCGCGTCATTGCGGGCTATCAGATAGACGGTAAAATACCGCCGTTCTGTCCAACCACCGCCACAATCCAGTTGAATGGTTGGCGGATACACGCAATGCTGGAGAACGGTGAAGAAATCAGCACGTTTGAGCGGTTTCATCGTTTTTCAAAATCCTTGCATTTCGTGTTCTTGAACGGAAAACTTTTCAAGAGCGCGTAATGCGGATTTCTTCCGCATTCCCACCACCATATATGCGGCATTTCCCACGATTCAATCTCACGGGATAGCCATTTGCAGTCTCTGCAATTA